CTGGCCCTCTCTCACTCACGCCGGACCGACCCGGACCCACCTTGACCTAGGACCACCTGACCATGACCTCAACCGCCCTCGAGGTTCGCGGCCGGACCACTCCGCGCCTGTGGACTCGCCCCGAGGCGCCCGCCGCCGGATGGGCCGAGCCGTCCGGCCGCGTGTGCCCCTGCGGGTGCGGGCTGTCGGAGTCCACGAGCAAGGGCTGGTCGGCGATCGACTTCGCCACCATGCTCGGTGTGACCCTGCTGGCGTGGCAGGTCTGGCTGTTCATCCATGCGCTCGAGCTGCGTGAGGACGGCCGGTACCGGTTCCGCACCGTGCTGGTGAAGGTCAGCCGTCAGAACGGGAAGACGACGGCGCTCAAGGTGCTGTCGCTGTGGCGGATGTGGTGCGACGGCGCCCGCATGGTGCTCGGCACCTCGACCTCGCTCGAGTACGCCAAGGAGCCGTGGCAGGGCGCGGCCGAGCTGGCGCTGGACTACGACGAGCGGCACGAGTGGCCCGACCCCGGCCGCCACGGCCGCGCACGTGACTGCAACTGGATCTTCGACCGCGCCGACAAGCAGGCGCAGGACACCGGGCAAGCCGCCGAGGCGCCCGAGGAGGACGGCACCATCCCCGGGCTGGTGATCCCGGGCGGCTTCGCGGTCGCGCCCTCGAGCGGTCGGCGCCGCAAGGTCGGCACCGAGCGCGCCATGTTCCTCAAGCAACCCCAGGGCGCCCTCGACGCGTCGCTCTACCTGACCAACGGCGCCCGGTACAAGGTGGCCGTGGCCGGCCGAAAGGGCGGCCGGTCGCTGTCGGTGGACCTCGGCATCGCCGACGAGCTGCGGGAGCACAAGACGTGGGAGCCGTGGTCGGCGCTGTCCGGTGCGACGACCGCCCGCCCTGACTCGCAGCTCTGGGCGCTGTCCAACGAGGGCGACGACACGAGCATCGTCCTCAATGACCTGTCGGCGCAGGCGGCTGCGTTCATCGAGACCGGCGAGGGCGACCCGACCCTTGCCGTGTTCGAGTGGTCAGCACCGCCCGGGTGCGAGCTGGACGACGTGGACGCGATCGCGCAGGCCAATCCCGCCCTCGGCGAGACGATCGAGCTGGAGTTCTTGCTGAACCGCTCGAGGTCGCTGCCCTCGACGGTCTACCGCACCGAGCACCTGTGCCAGCGCATCGCCCGCGACAACCCCGCCATTGACCCGGACGGGTGGGAGCACGGCAAGGATCTCGACGGCACGATGGACGGGCTGCGCGAGCGGGTACACCTGTGCATCGACGTCGCCCCCGAGTCGCAGCACGTCGCCCTCGTCGCCGCCGCCGTGCTCGAGGACGGCCGCGCCCGCGTCGAGCCGGTGGCCGCGTGGCCCTCGGTGGACGCCATGCGCGCCGAGCTGCCCGACCTCGTGGCCCGGATCAAGCCGCGTGCGCTCGGCTGGTTCCCCAACGGACCCGGCGCCGTGCTCGCCCGCGACCTCGAGGCGCTGCGGTGCACCGTGACGCCGATCAAGGCGGCCGAGGTGCCGTCGGTGTGTCAGGGACTCGGCGAGTTCGTGTCCGCCCGGCGTCTGCTGCACCCCGGCGACCCGCTGCTGACCGGTCAGGCCCTCGGCGCGGTCCCGGTCCCGGCCGGTGACGGCGGGTGGAGGTTCGCGCGGCGTGGCGACGTCGGGCAGGTCAACGCCGTCTACGCCGCCGCCGGTGCCCTGCACCTCGCTCGAGGACACGCGAACAAGTACGGCAAGCGCCGCCGCGCCCGAATGGTGCTGCCCACCGCCTCCTGAAGCCTCGAGGTTGACACCTGCGGTCAACGGGTTGACCGCAGGTGTCAACGTTCGTGGACCCGCTGGTCCCGGCGCCACGAGTGTTCCGGCCATGGCGCTGCGCAACTGGTTCCGGTCCCGGTCCCTCGAGTTCGCTGCCGACGTCGCGACCGCCCCCGCGTTCTCGGTCACGGTGGAGGAGGCGACCGGCGTTGACATCGACCCGGCCGTGTTCGGCCTGACCGCGTACGCCGACCCGGTGGCGATCTCGCCGCGTGTCTCGCGTCGCACCGCGTTGCAGGTCCCGGCCGTGAAGCGGGCCCGTGACCTGATCTGTGGCGCGCTCGGCTCGCTTCCGCTCGAGCTGTACGGGCCCGACGGCACGCGCCGTTACTCGGCCCTGTTCGCGCAGCCCGAGCGCAACGTGCCCCGGTCGGTGACGTTCACCCGCACCTACGAGGACATGTTCTTCGAGGGTGTGGCGTGGTGGAAGGTCACCGCGTACGGCTGGCACGGCTTCCCGGTCGAGGTGGTCCGCCTCGACCCGACCACGGTCAACGTCACCCAGGAGGGCAAGGTCTACCGGACCACCGACGGGCACACCGGCGTGGCCGTGGAGTGGATGCAGGACAAGGACCTGATCCGGTTCGACTCGCCGAACGAGCCCATCCTGACCGCTGGTGCTCGAGCGATCCGCACCCTGCTCAACCTCGACGCCGCCGCCGCGTCCTACGCCGACGAGCCCCTGCCGCTCGGCTACTTCACCCCGGCCGACGGCGAGACCGAGCCCGCCGACGACGACGAGATCGCCGAGATCCTCAACGACTGGCACACCGCCCGCAAGACCCGCGTCGTCGGCTACGTCCCGTCGCTGCTCAAGTACAACAGCGTGCAGTTCAACGCCGAACAGATGCAGCTCGCCGAGCAGCGTCAGCACGGCGTCCTCGAGATCGCCCGGCTGACCGGCGTCAACCCCGAAGACCTCGGCGTGTCCACCACCTCGCGCACCTACTTCAACGCGTTCGACAAGCGCAAGGACTTCCTGGACTTCACCACCGGCAACTACCGGCAGGCGTTCGAGGACCGGGTGTCCATGCCCGACGTGACCCCGCGCGGCTACACCGGCCGCGTCAATTACGACGCGTTCCTGCGCTCGGACCCAAAGTCCCGATACGAGGCGTACGCGGCAGGAAAGGCCGTCGGCGTGCTCACCGACGAGGACATCGCCGCCGCCGAGGGCAAGCCCGGCCGCGCCCTCGAGGCCGCCCCGGCCGACACCACCCCCGCCCCGGCCCTCGAGGAGAACACCGTGCCCACGCTCGACATCACCGCCGCCGTCAACCGCGCCGTGACCCGCCTTGGTGCTCGAGGCGTGTCCTTCGCCGGTGCGCCGTCGCTGGCGTTCGACCTGCCCGGCGCGGGCACGATTGAGGTGGACCGCGAGCGCCGCATCATCCGAGGACTCGCCGTCCCGTACGGCGTCGTGGGCACCCGACCCGACGGCAAGCGGTACCGGTTCTCCCGGGGCACGCTCACGTGGTCCGACGTGTCGCGCGTGAAGCTCTGGGCGATGCACGACCCCAATCAGGCGGTCGGCGTGGCGATCGAGCTCGAGGACACCGACGCGGGTCTGTTCGCCGGGTTCAAGGTCGCTCGAGGCGCCGAGGGCGACCGGGCCCTGACCATGGCCGAGGACGGCGTGTGGGACGGGTTGTCCATCGGCCTCGGTGTCGGCGCCTCGTTCGCCCTCGACCGTGACGGCGTCCTCGTGCCCGCCGGATCCGTCCCGCTCATGGAAGTGAGCCTGACCCCCGCGCCCGTCTTCGACGACGCGCGCGTGCACAGCGTGGCCGCCTCGGCCGCCGCGACCACCACCACCGGAAGGAACATCATGGAGTGCACCAAGTGCGGCAAGGTCCACGCGGCCAACGTGGTCGAGTGCAACGCCGCCGACCTCGCCGCGTTCTCGGCTGCTCAGCAGGGCGCACAGGGCGGCCAGCAGGGCGCCCCGGCCGTCGAGCCCGGCGCGCCGATCGACTTCGCCGCGATCGGTCAGGCCCTCGTCGGCGCGTTCGCTCAGGGCGCCCCCTCTGCCCAGCTCGCTCCCGCTGCGCCGGTGCTCCCGGCCCGCGAGACCGTGCCCGCCGGGACCGGGTTCACCCAGGTCAACGAGGCGCCCATGTACCGCTTCGACGGCCTCATGGGTCAGCACGACTTCTCGAGCGACCTGATCAACGGCCTGAAGTTCAACGACACCGAGGCAATGGGTCGGGTCAACGAGTTCATCGGCAAGGAGTTCCCGGCCCGCTTCGCGGTCGAGGCCGCCGACGTGACCGCGCTCAACCCGACCAAGACCCGACCGGACATGTACGTCGACCAGCTCGAATACACGACCCCGCTCTACGACGCCCTGTACAAGGGCGGGCTGACCGACGCGACGCCGTTCACGTTCCCCAAGTTCGCCTCGGCGGCCGGTCTCGTCGGTGACCACGCCGAGGGCGTGGAGCCGGCCAGCGGCGACTTCTCCGCGACCTCGCAGACGGTCACCCCGAAGCCGGTGTCTGGCAAGGTCGAGATCCCCCGCGAGATCATCGACGCGGGCGGCAACCCGCAGGTGTCCTCGCTGATCTGGAACCAGATGGTTCGTGCGTGGAAGGAGAAGCTGGAGGCCGAGGCCGCCACGCTGCTCTCCTCGCAGGTCTACGACGGTGCGCACACGATCGCCCTCGTCGGCGTGGACGACGTCCTCGTGTCGCAGTTCAAGGCCGAGATCGCCGCGCTGCGCTTCCTGCGGGGCGGCAACCGGTTCCGGGTCGCGCCCATGCACAAGGATCTCTACCTCGCCCTGACCGGTGCCCAGGACGCGGCCGGTCGTTCCCTGCTGCCGATCATCAGCCCGCAGAACGCCGACGGCACCACGGCGCCCGCCCTCGAGTACGTGGACGTGGCCGGGGTGAAGGGCACGCCGTCGTGGGCCCTCGAGCAGCTCGGCACGCCGGTCTCGTTCATGGCCAACCCCGAGGACGCCCACGTGTGGAACTCGGCCCCGTCGCGGCTCTCGTTCGAGTACCGCGTGGCGCTGATCGACCTCGCTGTGTGGGGCTACGTCGCCAAGGCCGTCAGCCGGATCGACGGGCTGCGCAAGGTCACCTACGCCGACGCCTGATCCGGCGCCTGATCTGCCGTCAACCACCGATTGACGCACGCGGCCGGGTCGGAGAACGACCGTCCGACCCGGCCGTGTGGCCAGTCCGAAGCCCTGAACGAGCCCCTGAGAGGAGCATCCCGTGGCCTTTGACCTCGAGGCCGTCAAGCCGATCGTGCTCGAGTACGTGCAGGCCGGTGGCGCATCGCCCACCGACGCCGCGCTGACGCGGGCGCTCAAGGCCGAGGCAGGCGATCAGGCCAACCGGTGCCGCATCCCGGCCGACCCCGCCCCGTACCCCGATCCGCTGCTCGAGGCCCTGTGCCGCCGGGTCGCGCACAACATCGGCGTGCAGGCCCTCCCGCTCGGCGCCCAGCAGGTCGTCACGACGCCCGGCGCCGCCGGGGCGGCCGTCGGCGGCACGGACGCCGAGGTGATCCGCCTCGAGGGCCCCTACCGGAAACGGAAGGTCGGATGAGCGCCGCGACCCGGGCCACGCTGGCCGTCGCGACCTCGATCACCACCGAGGCCGGGCCGGTCAACGTCACGCCCTACCGGCGCAACCTGACCCCGCTCGAGGGGTTCGTCCACTTCGTGCGCCGCGTCCGGCCGCCCAACGGCCTCGGATGGATGGACACGTGGCAGATCTGGATCTGTCTGTACCAAGACGCGGCGGCCTCCGAGGAGTGGCTGGACGCCAACCTGCCCGACCTGCTGGACGCGCTGCGCCCGCACCTCGTCGTCACCTCGGCGTTCGTCGCCGAGCTGCAACCCATCATCGGCGGCCCGGTCGTCCCCGGCGTCGTCCTCGAGGGCGCCCTCCCGGGCTGACCCGCCACCAGAAAGGAACCACCATGGCCCGCGTTTCCCCCCGCCTGATCTCCCTCGAGGTGGACGGCGACGACCGCTCCGACGAGATCTCCAAGGCGGTCATCAAGTCCGCCAAGTCGGCCGCCGACTTCATGTCCTTCCTTGAGGCCCGCTCCGGCGGGGCACGTGACTACACCCTCGAGCTGACCATCGCCCAGGACCACGCGTCCGGCACCCTGTGGAACCTGATCTGGACCGGCGCCGGTACCGAGGTGGACGGCGTGTACGCCCCGTACGGCAACCTCGCCCCCTCGGTCGCTCAGCCGCACTACGCGATCACCGTCAAGGTCTCCGAGCCCGACGGCGACATGTTCGGCGCCGAGGCCGACGAGTCCACCACCGCCGTGGCCACCATCGAGGTGGCGTGGGCCCTGACCGGCCGGCCCGTCCCGATCACCGCCTGAGCCATGGGCATCGAGGTCCACGGCGTCGCCGAGGTCGTCAACGAACTCGAGGAGTTCGCCGACGCCGTGGACCACCTCGATCCCGCCCTCGAGCGGATCGCCGAACGAGGCACGGCCGTCCTGCGCCCGTTCATCCGCGTCAGCACCGGCGCCCTGCGCGCGTCAGCTCGCGGCGAGGTCGTCAACGGCGCCGCCGTGATCAGCGTCGGCGGCCCGACCATCCGCTACGCGGGCGCCGTCAACGCCCGCGACCACTTCACCACCCGGGCCCAGCCCGGCCTGACCGCTGTCGCCGCCCTCGAGCTCGAGGCCGGTGCAAACCACCTGATCGAGACACGAGGACTGAACCAATGACCACCAGCCCCTTTGCCGACGCACTGACCGCCACCGCGATCGAGCAGGCCGCCGAGCTGGCCGCCCGGCCCGCCGGTGACCTCACCGCCTCCGGGATGTTCCTCAGCCTCAA